GCGGCCGTTTTCTTCCTGGTAGAACGCATCCCTTACCCTGTCCGGCCTCGGGCTCAGCGTGTAGCTCGCCTGCGCTTGGACAAGGTCAACAGTCTGGCTCGCACGCCGCCATTGGCTCGGGCCTTGCGTCTGGAGCAGCTTCAAGAGCGCGTTCAGATGCGCGAGGCCCCGCGCAAGCTGGTGCGCAGACAAGTTCTGGCCCTGCCCCAACATCTGGATACGCTGCGCCGCCTCGATGACAAGGCCGCCTGCGGTGAGGGTCCATGTGATGCTCATGACCTGCCTGATGCCGGATCGTAATTGGCTTGTTCATCCGTCGCTTCGATCAGGACTTGGGGGCGGCTGTCTGGCAGCGGCTTGCCTTCGTTCGGATCGATCTGCGGCGGGTCGAGTTGTGCGGGCCGTGGGTCGAAGCACGGCCCGCACACTTTGAGGTTAGTCCATTCCTTGCGCAGGGATTTCAGCCGGTGCTTCTCACCGCAGCGGTCACACAGCCCGTAAGGCTGTCCGCTGAGATAATCATTGCCGGTGAAATCCTGAGCCATCAGGCAGCGCCGTCCGAACCCCAGACCGCACGCCAGTCATTGCAGGTCACGGAATAACGCTCCGTGGCCTTCATCTTGGCGTTCTCGGTGTCGAAGTCGTTGTCCTGCTGAAGCTCCATCGCGCGGCGCTGGTAGCGGACAAGGCCTTCCGGCACATCCGTTTGCAGGAACCACGCGGTTGGGCTGGTCAGGTAACGGTAGTTGACGAAATCTTCGCTGATCAGGCCCATGGCCTTCGTTGCGTTGATGTCGTTGTTCGCCGTGCCGGGCTGCTTGTCAGACGACAGGAGCCGCTTTGCGACGAACGAGAGCTGCGGAGGAACAATCAGCCGTTTCGGGCTGACGTTGATGCGCAGGCCACGGCTGTTCGTGAACAGGAACAGTTCGATCTGGGCATCTTCCAACGCCGCTTCCGAAAGTTCTGCATCCACGGCCAGCTTGTTGGCCTTGTTGCCCGCCAGCGTCGGGTGAGCCGTCGAGAACAGTGCCGCGCCGTCGCCGTAAGTGGTCGAGAAGCCGGTGTTGAAGATGCCGGCGTGAACCACTTCCTTGGTCTGACGCATGGAATAGGCCAGATTTCCCGCCCGGCGCTTGCCCTTGGCTTCGTACTGGTTGTCTTCCTTTTCCTCGCGCGTCACGATGGCGCCGAGGCCGTAGACCGCGTGCGTTGCACGGTTCTTGTAGCCTTCGGAGTCCGAATCGTAGGTGATCGACTGGCCTTCCTTCTTCACAGAAGCATAGCCAAAGGTCGTCGATTCCACGACTTCTTCGTAGGCTTTGTCCGAAGACTCTTCCTTGAAGATCATGTCGCACTGCATCGGGATTTCCTTGTAGGTCTTCCCGAAAAATGCCTTCACGCCAGGCCAAAGCGCTGACGGGTGGGCGGAACGTGTGATGACTGTCATGGTTTACAGCCCCGCTACCGCCGCAGGGCGGTTCGTGTGGATGTTGATGGTGACCAGATACTTCGCGTAATCCTCCACGGCCGTGTTATCAGCACGGTCAATGGCGTTGCGAATGGTCAGTTGGAAGGTGGCGTCAGACGCAGCCGACGAGGAGTCCAGCATCCAGCCGGACTTCTTCGTGTAGGTCGAGCCCGATCCGGATACGAGGTTAGCGTTCCAGCCCGCTTCGGAAAGCTCAACTGCGTTTCCGGCCGAGTCTTCCTGAATTTCGAACAGGAGGTTCGGATCGTCAGCAACGTAGACTTCACGCAGCGTGGACGCGAGGCCGTAGCCGTTCTGCACAATGGAAGGCGTCGGACCAAAGCCGACGATGACGCCGGTGATCTGGTTCGTTGCGCCTGCCGTGGCCACGTTGATGACCTGGTAGGAACCGCCGGACGTGCCGGCGACGGATGTTCCCGTGACCACAACCGGGTCACCGATGAACATGTTGGTCGCGTAGCTTGCGAGTGCGACGTAGGTGTTGCAGGCCCCATTGTAGGGACCTCCACCAAGGTAACGCACCGGGCGCAAGCCAAACGCCGAATTGACGTTAGCCATTGGGTTTTGCCTTTGAATTGATTGAGGGGGTTATTCGAAGTCCGGGTTGCGCACGGGGCGCATCGCCACGTCTTCGATACGATTGGTCTTGAGGGCGTATTCATGCCCATCGGAGTCAGGAGCGCGCTGGATGTCGCTCGTGCCGCGCATCATGTCGGCCATGTTCTTCTTGTGCAGCGTCAGCGCAGCGGCGGCGTCTTCTTCGAACCACGGCTTGTACTTGCGCATCAGCACGGTCTGCATTCCCTTCCCGTTCGGGTCGGTGCCTGCGTGACGGACGACTTCCTGCCCGCCGATTTCCTCGCTTGGCACCAGCTCCCATTCACGGGCTGTAAGCTGCGAGACGTTGCCCGGCGTGTCGTTGACCCACCGATAGCGATAGTTTGCGTGATCTAGCTGGCCGTCATCAAGGCCGAGCCGTTTGTTGAACCCATGGTCAACAGATCCGCGCTGCATCCGCTCCGCGCGGCGCTTGGCAAGCTCTGCATTCGGTCCCGACTTTACGCGGGCGCCCCGGCGAGGCTTCACTTGTTCCTGTTCGGTCTCGCTCATAGCAGTTCTCCACCTGATTCCTGATAGACTTCGGCCCATTCCTCATAGGAACCGAAAAGCCCTTGCTTGATGTCTTTCGCAGCCTGCGTCCGCGCTTCAGGCGGTAGCCGCGAGGCCAGAGTTTTCGCTGCGCCCCGGCGTGCACTGCCAAGGACGGGCACTCTCGGGCCGTCTTTTTCCGCTCGCCGCACCGGTTCGGGGTCTTCCTCGTACCGTTCGGCAAACGTCTTCCGGATCAGCTTGTCAGCGGCTTCCAGCGCTTCAGGCAGGGAGCGGCCGCTTTGCATCATCCGGGTAATCTCGGCCTCCACGAGGCCAAAGTCTTCAATGTCCGCCTCGTCATCGAGGAGCCATGCGTGGTCTTCCCAAAACGGCTTCTGGACCTTGGGATAGCTGATCGGGAAGCTCTCAACCCACTCGTCTTCAGCCTTCTTGAGCTGTTCGGGGGTCAGTTCGACCTGCGTAAGGTCTTCGTATTCCTTCTCGATGCCTTCCAGTTCAGCCCGGAGCGCGTCTTCTGCCCGCTCGTCACCCTTGGCAACGGCCTGACGGATCAGCGTGGTGTATTCCGATCGGACACTGGCAAGCTCGCGCTCATGCTTGGTGCGGACCATCCGCTCCATCGCTTCGACACGTTTGACGACAGCATCGTCAACGCTCTTTTTCGTGTCGATAAGCTCCTTGCGGGTCGCTTCAGCCTTCGCCTTGGTCTGGCGGATGAACGTTGCGGCGTCCGTCCACGTATCTTCTTGGCCGGGCTTCGTCTTCCAAGCCGTGCGGGGCTTCCAGCCAAGCTCGGACGCAAGCTGTTCGACTTCGGAAAGCTCTACCGCCTCGTCAGCAAGCGCAGCTTCTTCAACATGGTCTTCGGTATCGGCTTCGATGCTCATGCGATCACCTTGGCAGGCTCAGTCCGGCGCACGCCGAGGATGTCCTTGTCCTTCATGATGCGATAACGGCGCCCGTCCGTGCCGATGAAATTGCGCCCGCCGGCATAACGCGCAAACATCACCACATCACCGGGCTCCGGCTTGCTGTTCCACGGCTCGATATTGCCGTTTGCGTCCTCGAAATGGAACGCAAACTCCCCGGCGCGGACCACAAGGCCCTCGATGCCTGCCTCGTCTTCACGCTCAAGGGACGTTTCGGCAAGCAGCAGCCCGCCTTTCGTCTTTTCCTCAAGCTGGCGCGGCAGGACAAGGATGTTGAACTCGAACACCTCGATTCCGGGATCAAGGTCAGTCAGCTTCGGCAGGGGCTTGTAGTTGGTCAAGGATGTCTTCTCCTGTCAGGTTAGTGATGTCTTCAATGGCAAGGGCCTGGAACTTCAACTGGCTCCAGTATTGCGGGCCGGGCGGTTCGGGATGGTCAAAACTGGCCGCCCATTTGTCCCGCTGGGCCTGCGCCATTTGGCTGAGGCACTGGTAGAACGCCCGTGTCATCGGGCTGGCCTTCCATGCCGCCCATTCCTCCAGCCATTCCGATTGTTGCTCCGCGCTCAAGCGCTGCATTCTCTGCCTCCTGGTTGATCTTCTCAGCCTCGGCCATCGTCTTCATGACCTTGGCCTTCTCGCCGGCCACTTCATGCTTGGCTTTTTCCTGCGCGAGGCCCGCCATCGGGTCAGGCCCTTGCGCGAAGAACCGCTCCGGCTTCGGAATATGCGCGGCCTCAAGCTGGAACTTGATAATCTCCGCCGTGTTCATGCCGGGCATTCCCTTGAACTGCCCGACATACTCTGCCCGCATCATGCGCTGCATATCCGTCACGGACTTGGGGTCAGCGCTCGGGGCAACATCCATGCCCTCAAGGTCGAACTCCTGCCGGATGTCATAGCCCTGCTGCACCATCTGTTG